TGAATTGAAACGCTGCCCTGAGTGCGGTGGTTTTGCAACCGTTATCCATATGTACGATACCTACGATAGAGCAGATTTTGGGTGGACTGCCGGTTGTGGGAGATATAGGGCTGGTGATGGCCTCCACACAAAGAAGATGAAAGTATCTGGGTTGCCCAGCAAAGCAAAAGCAATCGAGGCATGGAACAGGAGGGCGGGCAATGACACTAACTGAGATGTTTACAATTTGTGATTCGTGTGTATATGCGCCATGTCTTTGTGGGAATGACCCTGAGGTCTGCGTAGCGTATGTGAGGAGGGGTGAAAATGGATGAATACATAAGCCGCAAGGCGGCGATTGCTTATATCCGTGAGCAATCGGAAGAATGTCAAAAAGCGTTTGAAGAGCTTGGCGGGGAAAGCGGAATCTACGCAGACGCCTATAACGATTTAGCGGAGGACTTTTACAGCATTCCCGCCGCTGACGTTGCGCCGGTGGTGCATGGGCGGTGGGTAGATGGAAAGTGCTCAAACTGCGGCGTGGATATTCCGACAGATGATGCACACGATGCAATCTTTGAGAATGAGTGCCGTTTTTGCTATTACTGCGGGGCCAAGATGGACGGAGGGAATAGTTGATGGTTAAAGTGTTCTGTGATATGTGCGGGCGCGAGATTGACTACGAGGTTGACGGTGTGAATCTGGATTTCAATCACTACGGCGTTGTGAATTTTAAGACACCATTTTCTGCGGAGAAACAACTGTGCCTCTCCTGCGCGGCCAGAGTCCGCAACTTTGTGGAGAACTCTGCAAAAATGGACGGAGGTGACAGCGATGCGGCTGATTGATGGCGACGTGCTATGGGAAAAGCTTGATGACGAGCCGTGGTACGACAACGCAGATAGGGACGAAATTGCTTTGCCCATCGTGGCCGCTGCTCCCACCGTCGATGCTGTGGTCGTGACGCGGTGCAAGGACTGCGCGCACAGCACATTGCCGTCAGAGCTTACCCAGCGATACGGTAAGCCGGGGACGCTGACGTGTCACAACAGGCGCGCGCCATGTAATAGACGCAATGTGGGCAGCACCGATTTTTGCAGCTACGGCGAGCCGAAGGAGGTGTAACGAATGGAATCTTTTGTTGAAGGCGTTGGAATGTTCTTTATAGCGATTGGCGGCATTGCAGCGATTCTTGCAGCGTTATGCTTTTTATGGTGGCTGGTTGAGACTGCATGGATTGCAGCAAGCAACAGATTCCGCGATATCTGCAAGGCGGAAAGCCTAATTTTTGAATATCGACGAGAGCGCAAAGAATATCTGTGGTGGAAAGAGCACGTGAAAGGGAACGTATATGCTGACGATCACGATTAAAGCCAACGTCCCCGCCGCTGACGCGCAGGGCATCAAGGAGCGTATCGCCATGGATATTGAGCGATATGGAGACTGTAAGGTCGTGAGTATCACGAGCGACCGGGGACGGGAAGAACAGCTACAAATGAAATAACGCCTGCGGGCGAAAAAGAAAGGAATTTTGCTATGAAAAAGTACATCGGAACGAAACTTATCGAGGCGGCACCGGCTATCCGCAAAGGCGGCAAGGTCTATGAGAAGACCCAGCCCATCCAGAGAAGCATGGAACCCGAGGAAGACGGCTACAAAGTCCGCTATCCTGATGGCTATGAATCTTTCAGCCCGAAGAAGGTCTTCGAAGAGGCGTATCGCCCGACTGACGGGCTGAGTTTTGGCCTCGCCATCGAGGCGGCGAAGAAGGGGAAGAAGATTGACCGCCGCGGCTGGGAACCAGTACGTCGAGCTCGCGGAGCGCATCAGCTACGAGAATGCCGCGCACGAGGTCATCAACGCGCAGCACGAGGCCATCGGCAACAAAGCGCTCGCCTTTGTCGGCACGTCCGGCGTACAGCTCGGCTGGCTGGCCTCGCAGGCCGACATGCTGGCTGATGACTGGATGATCGTCGGGGAAGCGGTGGCCGAATGAGCATCAACGTAAAGAAGTACACCAAAGACCAAATGGCGAAGATGGTGGAGGACGCGCAGGAAGCAGCGAAAAAAGTGACTGAGCGAATGGGCGAGCTGCAAAGCCGAGTTGGCGGTCTGGAAGCGCAAGCACGTATTTTGAAAGCCAAAAACGCCACCCTGACCGAGCAGATCGACCAGATGAACGGCGAGGCCATCAACAAGGCCAACGAGATCGAGAAACTGAAAGCGGACGCGGATGTGTTGCGAAACAAGCTTGCTGACACTGAGGCGGCGCTGGGGCGGGCAAATGCGGAGGTATCGAGAATGACGGTTGGCTGCCGACAGGTTGAAGAAGAACGCGATTATATGCATCAGCAATGGGGCAATGCCGAGCAGCGCGCCAATTACGCAGAAGCCCACCCGTGGAGAAACCTGTGGGCGTGGCTCAAGAGAAAGATGGTGCGCCATGAGTAACGACCCGTTTAAATGGAGTACACCACCGAGAGGGGGCGCACCTGTCAATAGTCCGTGCATCGAGCATGACAATGTAAATCACCCCGCGCATTACACGGCGGGAGGGGTCGAGTGCATCGACGCCATCGCGGCCGCATTGACGTGCCAAAAAGACCCGATGCAAGCATGGCTGACGGGACAGGTGCTCAAGTATATGTGGCGCTGGCCGCTGAAAAACGGCAAGGAAGATCTGCGAAAGGCGAGATTCTATCTTGACAGGCTGATCAACAGCGCGGGAGATGATTGAGGTGATGCGATGAGCACGTTTCCTGATCGGCTGCGGAGATTGCGCGAGCGACACCAACTAAAGCGCTGCGTATTATCTGAGCTGTGCGGGCTGAACCGCAACACTATCAAGCGGTACGAGATGGGGACGCAGAAACCATCGATGGACGCGCTGATAAGCATTGCTGACTATTTCGGGGTGTCGATTGATTACTTGCTCGGTCGGTCGGACTACCCAAAAAGTTTATAAAAATATTTTGCAAAACTCACTTATAAGTGAGTCAGGGTATTGCAATTATGGGAGAATGGAGCCGCAGAGGGGTAAAAGCCTTTGCGGTTCTCTCATTTATGGCGTTGACCTCCTGCGCCATAGCGGGGCGCGGTGTTTTTCACCTTTTCACACCGCCCCCGCAATCTGCCGCACGCACGATGCAGCCCACGATCAGGGCCGAGAGGTCGCACCTCTCATGCGGCATAGGACCCCGCGCACCTCTCAACGATGTGGCCCAGCGGGGACATACACAGGCGCAGCCAAATGGTAAGGCATGGGACTTTGACTCCCAGATATGCAGGTTCGACCCCTGCCGCTTGTGCCAAAAGAGGACGGCCGCTGCCTTGAGTGCGGCGTTGTAGCCCCTCGGGGCGGGTAAAGTCTGCTATGTAAGGCCAAGGGGTGGGGGCTGGTAGCAAAAAATAATTTGACAACGCTTATCGGCGTATCAAAGCGGTAATAGACTGTGACGGGCGGATGAAATTAGACCGCAGCACGACAGCAATTAACGCAAAGAATGAAAGCAGAAGCAAAGCAAATGTAAGCAATTGCAAGCAAAACGTTTACATCGCATAGCTCAGAGAGAGAAAAGAAAATCCCCCTTGTTCCCCCTCTCTTCTTCTCCCCCTTGCAACCCCCGTATTATCTTACCCCCTATAATCCCCCAAAAGAAAAGAGAGAGAGCGACATTTTGCGCGCGAGAGCGACGAGGTGATGACATGGCTGCGCGTCTGACAGACCGACAGAAAAAGAAAATACTGGCGGACTATGTGCAGACGAACAACTACTGCGCCACAGCGAAAATCAACGGCGTGTCCGCAACGACGGTTAAGAACCTTGTGCGGGCGAATGCCGACATTGTGGAAAAGTGCGAGCAAAAAAAGGAAGAGAACACCGCCGATGTGATGGAGTACATGAACGACCACAAAGACCTTGTGTGTTCGTTCATCGGAAAGGGACTTGAAATGCTCAACGACCCGGAAAAGCTGGCGGCGGCAAATCTCAGCCAAATCACCACGGCGATGGGGACGCTGATCGACAAGTGGGCGATGATAAGCGGCGGGCCGTCTGATAATGGAAAAGAGGACGAACTCAGCAAGAGCCTGAGAGAGATGGCGGAGGAGTTGGAGAGCGACACATGAATACAGAATTAATGTTTTCCAGTAAAACAGACTTATGGGAAACGCCACAAGATTTGTTTGATAAACTGAATAATGAATTTCAATTTACACTTGATGTGTGTGCAACTCCAGAAAATGCAAAGTGCGACAAGTTCTATACGAAGGAACAAGACGGACTGAAACATCCGTGGAAAGGAACCGTGTGGTGCAATCCTCCATATGGGCGTGGCATCGGGCAATGGGTGAGGAGAGCGTTATTTGCATCCGTTAGCGGGTCTACCGTCGTAATGCTACTTCCTGCCAGAACAGATACAAAATGGTTCCACGATTACATATACAAAAGAAACAATGTGGAAATTCGGTTTATTGGGGGACGATTAAAATTTGGCGGAAGTAAAAATTCTGCTCCATTTCCGTCTATGGTAGTTGTATTTATGCCACATGATTAGCCCAAAACAAGCAAAAATCCTTGCTTTTTCCTATTCCAAGTATGACGCGCTGATCTGCGACGGCGCTGTGCGTTCCGGCAAAACCTCCATCATGATGTGGGCGTTCGTCCGCTGGGCGATGGAGAATTTCAGCGGTCAGCGTTTTGGCGTGTGTGGCCGCACGGTGGACAGTTGCACAAAGAACATTATCGTGCCGTTTACGGCGATGAGCCTTGCGAAAGAGCGCTATATCATTCGTTGGCGGCGCGGCGACAAGGTCATGGAAGTGCGGCGCGGAGCCGTGACGAATTATTTTGAAGTGTTCGGCGGCAAGGACGAGGCAAGCTATACGCTGATCCAAGGCCGCACGCTGGCAGGGGTGTTGCTGGACGAAGTAGTATTGATGCCGCGTTCGTTCGTGGAACAGGCACTTGCACGTTGTTCTGTGGACGGTGCAAAGCTGTGGTTCTCTTGCAACCCCAGCAGCCCGCATCACTGGTTCTATCAGGAGTGGATTAAGCGACATCGCGAACGGAACACGCTATATCTGCACTTCGAGATGACTGACAACCCCGGTTTGAGTGCAAGAACGCTCGAGCGCTACGCGAATATGTATGCCGGCATCTTCTACGACCGCTATGTTCGCGGTTTGTGGGTGGCGGCGGAGGGCGTTGTTTATAAGGACTTTGCTAACAACACCGAAAAGTATTTGATTGATGACCCTTTGAAATGGGCGGAAGAACAGGAAACGAAATTCTCTGTTATTTCCATTGGTGTTGACTTCGGCGGGACAAAGTCCGCGACAAAGTTTCAGGCGACCGGGATTACAAAAGATTATCGCGTGGTCGCGCTGGAAGAAGAATACATCAAGAACGAAGAGGTTGACCCTGACGCATTGAATAGGCGCTTTGCTACGTTCTGCCAAATGGTTACGGCAAAGTACGGATACAGCCAGACGCGGGCAGACAGTGCGGAAACGGTGCTGATTCGTGGATTAGATCATACCGCGCAGAAGATGCACCTCGGAACGCAGGTCAAGAATGCAATGAAACTACAAATCACAGATAGAATCCGGCTGGTGGTGCTTCTAATGAAGCAGGGGCGTTTCAAGGTTTCTCGCAACTGCCCGCATCTGATCGATGCACTGCAAACTGCAATTTATGATCCTGACAAGTTCGAGGACGAGCGCCTTGACGATGGAACATCTGATATTGACAGCCTTGACGCATTTGAGTACAGCATTGAGCCGTACTACAAGGAATTGGAGCGCGCAGGGCACATGAGGACGGTGAAACAGTGAATATTCGCAGAGCACTTAAAGAATTGGGTTTTGACACGATCAATAGCAAGTTCTACGACCTGATCGACGTATGGAAATCCTGGTATGACGGAGATGTGAAAGACTTCCACAGCTATACGGTGTGGAACGGCATCGAAGAGCTGGAATGTCATAGATATTCCGTCAACATGGGCAAGAAAGTCTGCGAGGACTGGGCAAACCTGCTGATGAACGAGCGCGTGAATATCACGCTTGAGGGCAAGAAGGAGCAGGAATTTGTAGATGCGATTCTTGCTGATAATAATTGGGAAGTCAAATCCAATGAATTGCAGGAGCGGAAATCCGCTGTTGGTACAGTTGCTTATGTTCCAATCATGGAGGATATGAGCGTTGACCCTGATACAGCAGAGATCGCCAACCCCGGAAGGATTCATATCAACTATGTAACCGCTGCAAACATCTACCCGCTGACGTGGGACAATGGCATTATTCGTGAGTGCGCTTTCGCATGGACAAAACGAGTTGATGATACGGAATACACCTACATTCAGGTGCATCGGTTGAGCGGCGGCGAATACGACATTGAAAATCACCTGTACGATGCGGAGGAAGTCCCATTAACCAGCGTGAGAGGGTTTGAAGCAATCCCCCCTGTTGTCCACACAGGAAGCGCCAAGCCGCAGTTTGTCATTGACCGTCTGAACATTGCAAACTCTGATGAAGATAACCCTATGGGCGTTGCCGTGTTCGCTTCCGCCATTGACCAGCTCAAAAGCGTTGATATTACATACGATAGTTATGTGAATGAATTTGTGCTGGGGAAAAAGCGCATCGTGGTACAGCCGGAAGCAACCAAGGACATCAACGGTAGGCCGGTCTTTGATAAGCGCGAAACGGTTTACTACGTTCTCCCGGAAGATCGCGCATCTGATGGAAACATTTTACAACAGGTCGATATGACGCTGCGCACAGCAGAGTTTAACACCGGTATGCAAGATATGCTCAACATATTGTCGAGCAAATGCGGCTTTGGCGAGAATCATTACAAATTTGATCAGACAAGCATTGCCACGGCTACACAGGTCATTAGCGAAAACAGCACTATGTTCCGCACGATCAAGAAGCATGAAATTATCCTAGAGCAAGCGATCACGGAGCTGTGCCGCATTCTGCTTCGCATGGGCAATCGATACATGGACGCAAGACTTGATGAGGAAGTGGAAATCTCCATCGACTTCGATGATAGCATCATTGAGGACAAGCAAACCGATTTTTCCCGTGATATGCAGCTTTTGCAAGCTGGCATCATGAACGACTGGGAGTTCCGCATGAAGTGGATGAACGAGGACGAGGAGACCGCAAAGGCGGCGCTGCCGAAGATGCAGGACATGACAACCGAAGGACAACAGGAGGTAGAGTAATGGGCGGCAGAGGTGGAGCCGGTGGCGGCATTGGAGCCGCAGAATCTGGGCGTGGGCGCGGTATGAGCCTTGCGCGGTTTTTGTCACAGCAGGATATTAACCGAGCAAACGCTGCGTCTGTCACTGATATGGGCGATATTATCAGGCGCACATTCGAGCGCAACGCTGCTGAAATCAATGGGCTTGAGCTGTCGGACGCTGAAAAGAAGAACGCAGTAAGGCAGATGGCAACTCTCGCAACAACGGCGCTCAAAACGGCGGCAGGAGCAGTTAATCCTTATGCAAGCGGGCCTGCGCGCCTGACAACGGCGCAGAAAACAGGAAGCGCAGCAGACAGAGCGGCAAGAGCGCGCGGTGAAATGGATAGTTACATGCGGAAATTGCGTGACCAGTCCAGTAAAAACCGCAAAGCAGCAGAAAACAAGGCGTTTTCCAATGCCTTTGTAACAGCGCAAAAGTCCGGCGCGTTGGAAGTTACGGTAAACGGCAAGAAATACCGCAGAGCTAACAAGCGCAGCGGTACATGGCGTCCGGTATGATTAACTTTGAAAATCTCGACAAGTTCACATTCCCCGGCGTGGGCAAGTACGATATTCCGCAGATCGAGCCGGTCAAGGCGTACCCGCAGGGCGAGTTTATCCCCGTGAATTACCATTACACGGAGAAGGACACGCAAAGCAAGATCGTGCACTTTTTCGTTGACGATTATCAATTCATTCGGTATTGGAACACGCCGGACAAGTACATTCCGAAACTGTCACAATTTGCGGCGGTGTGCGCGCCGGACTTTTCCACCTACACAGACATGCCGCTGGCGATGCAGATATACAACCATTACCGCAAGCATTGGTTGGCGGCTTATTGGCAGCTCCACGGTATGACGGTTTATCCAACAATCTCATGGAGCGACGAGCAGAGCTATGATTGGTGCTTTGATGGCGAGCCTGTCGGCGGAATAGTTGCGGTTAGTTCGGTAGGCACACAGCAGAACAAGGAAAGCAAGCGGCTGTTTCTGCGCGGCTACGAAGAAATGATGAAGCGTCTCTCGCCGGAATGGGTGATATTCTACGGGAAAGTGCCGGAGGAATGCGATTGGAATGTGATCCGCGTAAAGCCGCATTACGACGAGATTGTGAAACGGAGGAAAGCAAATGAAATATCCGTTTCGGCCGGAAGTTCTTGATGCGCTGCCGGAAGAACTGGCGGAACTGTTCCGTGCGCTTGAAATCACGCTGCTGGAAGAAATCTGCTCCCGTCTGAAAGCTGCGGATGAGCTGAACGAGGTAACGGTGCAAGATATTCAAGCATTGCGGTCGCATGGCATTGACCTTAAAAGCATCGAAGAAGCTATTAGCAAAACAGCAGGAATTAGCAAACAAAAGCTAAATAGTTTGCTTAATGACGTTGTAGAGCGCAACCAGAAGTATTACACCGAAGTCATCGACCTTGCGCATGTAACGCAGCCAGAAACGCTTGTAGACGCGGCTACAGTGGATGCAATTAAGCGGCAGACCCATGATACATTCCGCAATTTAACGGCTTCTATGGGTTTCCTTGTGGGCAACACGATGTTAAAGCCCGCGCGCGCTTATCAGTGGGCTTTGGATAACGCAGAAATGCAGATTCAGAGCGGCGCGATCAGCTACAATCAGGCTATTGCAAACGTTGTAAGGCAGCTTGCAGACAGCGGCTTGAAGGTCGTTGACTATGAGAGCGGGCATCGAGATCAGATCGATGTGGCGGCGCGCAGGGCCGTGATGACTGGCGTAAATCAAATTTGCGCTAAATATACGGAGCAGTCGGCGCAGTATCTCGAAACTCCGTATTTTGAGGTTTCCGCCCATGCTGGCGCGAGAGATAAGCCTGGGCCGTCACCGTGGTCAAGCCATAAGGACTGGCAAGGCAAAGTGTATTCCACACGCAGCGGCGACATCTACCCGAGCATCTATGAGGTTTGCGGCCTTGGCGCCGTGGATGGGCTGGAAGGAGCCAACTGCCGTCACCGCCGCAACGTTTGGGTTGAGGGCGTAAGCGAACGAACATATACAGACGAGCAGCTTGAGCATATTGATGATGATCTCGGCTGCGAGTTTGACGGGAAGAAATACACCGCATACGAGGCGACGCAGATGCAACGGCGTGTTGAACGCCAGATTATCAAGCAGAAAAGGCTTGTAACAGCGTATAAGGCAAGTGAGCAAAAGGACGAATATTATGCCGCAAAAGCGAAACTTGTAAGACTGAACGCCAAATATAAGGCTTTTAGTGAAGCGGCGGTGTTGCCGATGCAATGGGAAAGGACAAAGGTGCTGTATTGAACTGGGAAGAAGTCAAAAAGGCAATCGATGCAATTTTGAAGCGCGGAAACGATGCTGAAATACGCCGAAAAGGCGACGGGTACATCGTTTTAGAGGTCAAGAAAACAATCAAATATTCAACTCCCGCGTAATAGGGCGCGGGAAAGGGCAATAGGAGCCAGCTACCGAGTTTTTCTCGGTGGGTGGCTCTTTTGTTTTAGGTAAAACCCGCAAGGTACAGCGGTTTTTATACAACGTTCGCCCCCGAAGAATTGGGGCCAAGGAAAAGGAGAACGAATAACATGGCGAAATTTACGAGAGCGGAAATCAGGAATATTCTCGGCGAGGCTTGCACCGAAGAGATCGAAAATCGCTTGGTTGCGCTGCATCTGGGCGTGGTTGACCCCCTCAAGGACGATCTCACGAAGTACAAGGCGGACGCGGAGAAGCTGCCCGGTGTCCAGAAGGAATTGGACGACCTCAAGGCGGCGGGTGACGGCGGTTACAAGGAGAAGTACGAGAAAGAACACTCGGCCTTTGAAGCCTTTAAGACCGACATCACGGCAAAGGAAAGCAAGGCGGCAAAGGAAAAGGCCGTGCGTGCTTACTTTAAGAGCAAAAACATCACCGGCGCGAATCTCGACCTTGCTATGCGCGGCTGCGGCGAAGAAATGGCCGCATTGGAGCTGGACGGAGAAAAGATCAAGGACACCAAGTCTCTTGATGCGCTCGTAGACGGCACTTACAAGGGGCTTGTCTCCAAGCAGACCGTTCGCTTCGACACTGGCGCGCGCTTTAACGGCGGCGGGAAACCGATGACAAAGGACGAGATTATGCAAATCAATGACAGAGCGGAGCGGCGCGCTGCAATCGCCGCAAATATGGATTTGTTTAGAAAGGAAGAATAAAAATGGCTGCTGATCCTAATCTCATTAAGAAAGCTGACCTCGCGCGTGTGCGCGAAATTGAATTTACCGAAATGTTCGGCTATTCCATCAAAAAGCTGATGGAGGCCTTGGGTGTGACCCGCAAGATCGCAAAGCAGGCTGGAACTGTGCTCAAGAGCTACAAGGCCACTGGCACGCTGGAGAGCGGCGCTGTTGCTGAGGGTGAGACCATCCCCCTTAGCAAGTACAAGACCGAAGCCGTGAACTACAAGGAGATTACGCTTAAGAAGTGGCGCAAAGCCACCTCTGCCGAAGCAATCACAGATCGCGGCTACGATCAGGCGGTAGAGATGACTACCGACGAAATGCTCAAGGACGTCCAGAAGGGTATCCGAAAAGACTTTTTCGACTTCCTCGCAACCGGCACGGGCACGGCATCTGGTGCGACCTTCCAGGCAACCTTGGCACAGGCATGGGGCCAGCTGCAGGTGCTGTTTGAAGATGACGAGATCGGTGCGGTGTATTTTCTGAACCCGCTGGACGTTGCTGACTACCTCGCAAGCGCAAACATTACCTTGCAGACCGCGTTCGGCATGACTTACGTTGAGAACTTCCTCGGCCTTGGCACCGTGATTCTCAATTCCAGCGTTCCCAAGGGCAAGATTTACGCCACCGCCAAGGACAACATTGCCCTGTACTACATTCCTGTGAACGGCGCTGATCTTGGCGAGGTGTTCGATTTCACCACCGACGCCACCGGCTATATCGGTATCCATGAGGAGCCCGATTACACCAACATGACCGCATCTGACACCGTTATCAACGGCATGGCTCTTTTCGCTGAGCGTATCGACGGCGTGGTGGTCGGCTCTATCACTCCGGCGGTGGGGGGCTAACTGAACTGCTGAATGAGCCTGACCCTGACACCCCGGCTTTCTCCGACATGACAAAAGCTGAAATGCTTGCGTATGCCGATGAAAACGGGGTGGAAGGGGTCAGCAGTTCGATGAAAAAGGCTGAAATTCTCGCAGTTTTGGAAGGAGGGCACTGATGACTTACGCAGACTTTGAATACTACTCCGGCACCTACATGGGCGCTGTGAGTGAAAATGACTTCCCGCGTCTTGTTGTCCGCGCCAGCTCCTTCCTCGATTACTACACGCGCAACAAAGCTAAAGAGCGCGCCGATCTTGATGCGGTAAAGATGTGTTGCTGCGCGCTTGTGGACAAGTATGCGGTTATCGAAGCGGCGCATGCGCTTGCCGTAAAAAACCTTGCAAACGCCGCGGCAAATGACGCGGAAGTCAAAAGCGAAACGGTAGGCAGCTATTCCAGAACGCTTGCGACAAGCGGGGAATCCGCGCTGTCTGCGCTCAGTGCGACGGACGGTGCGAAGAAACTGCTGGCAGAAACGTGCATGGAATACCTTGCCCATACCGGGCTGCTGTATCGCGGAGGTGGTTGTAAATGTACGCTCCCCACACTGTAACGCTTTACAACGTCGTGCAGGAAATCGACCCGACAACGCTTGATGAGGTCGAAAAGGTCTATACCACAATCCTGCGTGGCGTGATGTTGCAAGCATCGAAGGGCGTGAACGTGCGCGAAAGCGGCCTTGAAAGTGCGGACGCTGTGAATCTGTATATCCCGTTCGCCGTGGAAGCGGTGGACGGGGTAACAAGAAAGCCGAAAACTTACATCGGCCCGCAATCGTTTTTCAAAGCGACGGACAAATCCGACCTGTGGACGCTCTCATACAAAGGAAACGGTGGCATGACGTGCTTTGTGAAGGGTGAATTCGTTTCGGACGACATGACCGTCGTACTGAGCCATGACGATTGCTACAACGTGACCAAGGTTGATGCGATGGACTACGGTAGCCCCAATATGCAGCACTGGGAAGTAGGAGGTGCGTAATGGGCATCAAGTTTTCCGTGCATACCGATGGAATGGACGCTGTAAGAACTGCCGTTGCAAAGGCTTGTGCGCGCGCTGAGCACGTTTTAGCCGAGCAGATGGAGAAAGACACTCAGCCTTTTGTGCCGTTTCGTACAGGCTCATTAAATGAGCGCACAAAGGTTATTGGCAATGAGATCATTTATCCGGGGCCCTATGCTCGATATCTCTATTACGGAAAAGTTATGGTCGACGAAAACGGGAATGGGCCAATGAAGTTTGTCGATAAGCATGGCAATTTGCAAATTAAATTTCCAAAAGGCTCAAAACTCCATGCGTCTGACCGAGATTTGGTGTTTTATCACGAGCACCACCCACAAGCTCAAGCTCATTGGTGCGAAGCATCTAAAGCACAGAACCTTGATAAGTGGTTGCGCGTGGCAGAAAAGGCGGTGAAGAAGTACGGAGCAGGTTAAAAAGACGGTCTCGGCAGCGGAAGAGGATCAAGTCTCCCGAAAGTTGCTTGCGTGGCTAAACACATTCCCTGACAAGCCGGTTGATTTGATTCGGTTCGAATTTCTTCCCGCCGATACTGCGGCGATGGCGCTGTCTACGATTCAGGCGGCGTACATCGTGCAAAAATATATTCTCGGTGGATATCAGGCGGAATACCAATTCAAGGTCATCTACCGCATGAAACCGGGGAACAGCAACGACAAACGGCTCAAAGCTGACGAGCTGCTTAATGCTTTGGGCGATTGGGCGGCAAGCGAAACGCCGCCTGACATTGGCGATGGTCGCCGCGTCATTCGCATTGAGCCGACAACGCGATCCTCTCTTTTCGCCATGTATGAAAACGGCGATGAGGATCACCAAATCCTTATGAAAATGAACTACGAGGTGATTAAAAATGGCTGATATGACCTTTAACACCACGGCTGGGCAGACCGTAGACCGCGAACTTCTGATCGCGTATCTCAACACGGGCGAAACCGGAACCCCCACGTGGTCTCCACTCGGTACGCGCGTTACGGATTCCAGCATGGAATACGACTGGCAGGAGGATTCTTCGAAGGATATTCTCGGCACGACGCGCACGACCATGAAGAAACCCATCATCACACAGGCCTTTGACCCGTCTGATCTGGACGCTGGGGATTCCGCCATCGTCAAAGTTTGGAATCTCGCAGTCAAGGAGCAGAACGCGGCGGCGCTGGCGAATCAGGACGTGCTGATTGTCCACGCTTATGCAGGCACGGCAAAGACCGCAGTATTTGCGGAACGTTATTCGTCCTGCATGGTTAAGCCCTCTTCCCTCGGCGGCGAGGGTGGCGGCTTTATCGGTATGCCTATCGACGTGACGCTTGGCGGCACGCGCACGGTCGGCACTGCCGCTATCTCCGGCAATACGGTTACGTTTACCGAGGGTGAATAAGGAGGAACATCATGCAGGAACTTAATTTTGGCGACGGCCTTGTAACTTACACCGTAAATGGAAAGTGCGAGGTGTCGTTTAACCCTACCGACAGCAACTTTGTCGAAAGGCTCTACCTTGCCTTTGAAGACCTCGACAAAAAGCAGGAAGGGTACAAAACGCAGATTGAAAAGATGGGAGACAAAAAGCTCATCTTTGAATTTGCTCGTGAGCGCGACAAAGAGATGCGCGAGATCATTGACTCCGTTTTCGGGGCGCATATTGCAGATGATCTTTTTGGCGGAATGAACGTTTATGCGCTGGCAGAGGGAGTTCCTGTGTGGTGTAACTTCATGCTTGCTGTAATGGACGAAATCGACAATACGTTCTCCCGTGAACAGAAATTCACGAATCCGAGAATCAAAAAGTATCTCGATAAAGTTCAGAAGCATTAAACGGAGGGCGGTATGGGCTACGGACTTCCTAAAAGTGTAGAGATCAACGACCAGGACTTTTCTATTCGATATGACTTTCGAGTTATTTTGACGATTTTTGAAGTTTTGGACGATGAAGAACTAAGCGATGAAGAACGGGCTTATACCGCCCTAAAACTATTCTTTGTTGACTTTGATTCAATTCCCGACTACGACGAAGCGATCAAACAGCTGTTTTGGTTTATCAACGGTGGGCAATACCCTGATGATAAAAAGAAAGAGCCGGAGATCATTGATTGGGCGAAAGATTTTCAGTTTATCGTTTCCCCTGTCAACCGAGTGCTTGGGAAAGAGATTCGCGAAAGCGAATACGATCCAGATACCAACACTGGCGGTACGCACTGGTTTACTTTCTTGTCTGCTTATATGGAAATTGGCGATTGCTTCTTTGCGCAAGTCATCCGCATTCGAGAACTAAAGGCGAAAGGAAAACCCTTAGACAAGTCAGACCGAGAATTTTACCGACGCAATAAAGATGTGGTCGATATCCCGAAAAAGGTCTCGAAAGAAGAAGCGGATACGCTTAGTGCATGGTTGGGGAAAAAAGAACCGGCTCACGAATGAGCCGGTTGAAATTAAAGAGAGACTTGTTTGTTTTCATTTTTCTTTAAGTACGCATAAATTTTGCTGATTTTCTTCCCGTTCTGAGGTGCAGAGGTCACGTCAAATACAATGTATTTAACTTCTGGATCAGCCTGATATGCAAAGATAAGGTACTGACGGACAATTTTCGTTTTCTTCTTCTGTGCTGACCCTCCAAGCGCCGCGCCGATTGGGCCAAGTAAAATACCGCCCGCGATTGCGCCGCCGACGCTTGAAACGTATTGGGGCTGGATATCCTGCGGTGTCATAACAGACACATCGATTAGCTTTTCTGGCGAAAGCGTAAATGTTTGTCCGCTCGCTGAAAATGAAATAGATTCTGGGGAGCACATGGCGGAGCAGATAGACCCTGCTGCAAGGTCAAGCCCGCCGACAAGTTGTAGCTTGCACTTTACTGTTTGGATTTTAATCTTTTCGTCATAAGTCTGCGGTACGGCTTTATTAACGGCCAGAATCCCTAATGGGATAGGTATTGTTAGAAGGGCAACGCCAACCCATACTGGCATAGTTTCTTGGCCTTCTGGCGTTGTAGCAACTCCTACAATTAGGATCAAAAGAAACGATGCAAAGAAGACAACAAGGAATAACAAGGTTCTTTTCAATGCTTTCATTCTATTTCCCTCCCATTAAATACGGTTCTTTTACCATATCACAGCAAAAAACTAAAAGCAAGGTGGTGATTTTATGGCAGCGGACGGTTCGGTAGTTTTCAGCGTGGATCTGGACGACAAAGACGCTCAAAAAGAACTGAATAAACTGGTTAAAAAAATCGACACGCTTAACGATAAAATTTACCAGAAACAGCAAGACAAAATGCCGCTGGCAAAGCAGTCGGCAGAAATCGCGGCAAATCTCGATGCGGCAAAAGCGACGCTTGATTCAATGCACAGCGGCAAAGAGTTTTTTACGGCGGATTCCATCAAGGCACAGGAAAGCACTGTGAAATCTTTGCAAAAAGAGTATGACGCCGTTACAGCTAAAGTTGAGAAGATGGACGCTTCAATTCAGTCCGATACGGCAAATCTCGATAAGATGAAGACAAAAGCGGGGGAGCTTTCCGAAAAAATCTCCAGCACAAAAAACGGTGTTTTCGGGATGGGTGAGGCGACTAAAAAAGCCGACGAATACATGTCCCGCTTCGTTAACCGAGTAAAGAAGCTCGCTCTCAGGGCGTTTGTGTTTACTCTTATTACAAGGGCATTATCCGTTGTTCGTGATTATGTCTGGAAAGTCATCCAAGTAAATGACGAAGCCGCAAAAGCTATTGGACGCTTAAAGGGCGCGTTGCTCACTTTGGCACAACCGCTATTAAGTGTAATTGTTCCCGCCTTTACAGCGCTTGTGAACATCCTTACAAAGGTTATCAGCGTTATTGCAAACATTGTATCGATGCTTTTTGGAACAACGGCAAAAAAATCAGAAGCGGCGGCAAAAGGACTTTATAAAGAAGCAGATGCTATCGGTAGCGTCGGTTCGGCGGCAAAAGAAGCAAAAGGGAATCTTGCTAGTTTTGACGAGATCAACACGATTTCTACATCAAGCAGTGGAGGCGGCGCTGCGGCTGCGCTTGCAGATCGGCTTTCTCCCGTTTTTGAACAGTTTACGACCGACGAGTACAAAGCAAAGATCGACGAGCTTACGGCATACCTTAGCGGCGCGCTTTTAGCTCTTGGCGCAATTCTGTGTTTTTCCGGCGCAAATATCCCCCTCGGAATCGCACTTATGGCGGCGGGCGCGATTGGGCTTGTTACACTTATTAAAGAAAACTGGAACGCAATGTCTGACCGCCTTAGAGCTGCACTGACAAATGTGCTTTCGGTGCTGGGCCTTTTTGCCCTCGCCATTGGTGCAATTTTGTGTTTATCTGGCGCAAACATCCCCCTCGGCATTGGGCTTATGCTGGCAGGCGCGGCTATGCTGGGAACGGCAGTCGCCTTGAACTGGAATGCAGTAAACGACAAAACAAAAAATACATTGTCGGCCTTAATGATGGCGCTCGGAATGACCTTGCTTGCCATCGGCGCAGTGCTTTGCTTTTCGGGAGCAAACTTACCTCTCGGTATTGGGTTAATGATTGCGGGCGCAGCATCTATTGCGGCGTCGGTCGCCATGAACTGGAACACAGCCCCCGAAAAGACAAAAGCCGCAATCAAATCTCTTATGGGTTCGATTGGCGTCTCGCTTATCGCTATCGGTGCGGTTCTGTGTTTCTCCGGCGCAAATCTTCCACTTGGCATTGGGATGATGATTGCTGGCGGCGCGGCTATTGCCGCTGCATCTGATCTGGATTGGAGTGCACTTCTTACCAAGCTTAAAGAAATGTGGCAGAACATTAAACAGTGGTGGAATACCAGCGTTTCGAAGTTTTTTACTGCTGATTACTGGAAAGCGTTAGGTCGAAGGATTATTGACGGCCTTTTGTCCGGCTTAAAAGCCGCATGGGAGGCTGTAAAAACGTGGGTGGCTAATGCCGTTAGCTGGTTCGGAAAAAAATTTGTTGAAGCGCAGAATTCTATTGCAAAATTGAATTCTGGCCGAAGCGGAGGATTTGGGACCAGAAGTGGCGGCTTTGGAAGTCCTTCTCGCGCTCCTTCGATTAGCCGTGTCTCCGCTCCTGCATTGGCTCGCGGTGCAGTCATCCCACCCAACAAGGAATTTCTTGCTGTACTGGGCGACCAGAAGAGCGGAACGAACATCGAAACGCCACTTGCAACGATGGTCGAAGCATTTAAGCAGGCTATGGCGGAATCTGGCGGCGGTGCAACCACGGTCGTTATCCAGCTCGACGGTAAGGAGATCGCACGCAGCACCGTGAAGAACATCAACAACATGACGCGCGCGGCGGGTAAGCCCGTGCTGCTGTACTAAGGAGGGTTGACATGGAAGTCCTTATTATCAACGGCACGGACTACTCTGACGCTATCGCCACAAAAGGCTATGGGTGGAGCCGCAACGACCTCGACAGTGACAACACGACCCGCACAAAAGACGGGAAAATGCGCCGCGATAAGATCACCACCAAGCGGAAACTAAGCTATACAACGCGCTCTATGCCTCGCGATAAGCTGGCAAAGCTCGATGATGACCTCAATAAGACAACGTGCACGGTCAAGTATCTTGACCTGCACGGCGTCAGAACCAGCACGTTTTACTGCTCGTCTATGGAATGCACGCTTGAAGAAGCGGCAGACGACAATGAGGTGTGGGGCGGCGCGACGTTTAATTTGATCGAGGTGTGATATGGGGCAGACGACAAGTGCGCTGTGGCGCGAGCTGCTTCACAAGCCCGGAACGGAACGGGAATACAAATTTACTATCGCCGGAACGGAATATGGAAAAGACGCGGAGGTTTCCCATTCTGTCGAATCGCAGCTGTTTGAAGAGTTTGGCATCGGCAATGCCTGCTGCGCGACGCTAAAGCTTGCAGTTATCGCGGACAATGTTCCGCGCGGTGCGACGATCAAGCGTTATCTCAGGCTTGTTAATGGCAGTCAGGCGACAGACTGGATTCCCAAAGGCGTGTTTTTTACCAACCGCCGTTCCTGCGATGGTGATTATTGGGAACTTGAAGCATACGACGCTATGAGAAAGGCTGACGTTGTATGGGAACCAAATCAGTCTTTGACGTTCCCGATGTCCATGCCTGACGCTGTAAACATCTTTTGCCGGTTGATGGGCGTAGAGCTGGACAGCCGCACAGTGCTCAATAGCTCATATACCATCGACTATCCTGCAAACGACTACACTATCCGCAATGAGCTATGTTTTATCGCAGCGGCGCACGGCGGGAACTGGATTATTACCGATGCAGGGAAACTATTGCTTATTCCGTTGTTGTCTATGCCTCCCGAGACGAACTATCTCATTACAGAATCGGGCAACGCTATTACGTTTGGAGGGATGAGGATCCTTGTCTGATAAATATTACGTCGGCGGCGACATTACAAGCTTTGCCGACAATGGCAAGTATAAGCCTATCTCTCGTGTGACGCTGCTTGTGGATGATGAAAACAGCCTGACGGCTGGTGATGATACCGGGATGGAGGTTATTGCAAGTTGCCCTCACGCTACGCAGCCAATGGTAAATGCCTTATTGCAAGCCATGAAAGGCTACCAGTATCAGGCGTACGAAGCAGGCGCGGCAAACATCGATCCGGCGGCAGAGCTGGGCGACGGCGTGACGGTTGAGGGCATTTATTCGCCGCTTTCTAAACTCTCTGATGATGGGCGCGGATACGCGGGTATTTCTTCCCCCGGGGAAGCAGAGATGGAAGACGAATACCCAGCTGAGGGGTACATCACACAAGAGTTCAATCGCAAGATTGCCGAAACACGCTCGACTATCACCAAGACCAGCAAGGAGATCATGCTCAAGGTCGAGGGTATTGACGGTAAGTACACCGAGGTCAAGACCACGCTGGACGGCCTAACGGTGACGGACGCGAGCGGCACGACCAAGATCAACGGCAGCAGCATCAAGACGGACAATCTGTACGTCGCTGCGGCGAATATCACGGGTACGCTGACGGCTGACCAAATCCAGACCGGCAGCATCCGCGTCGGCGATCTCAAGGACGGCTCGAACTATGCGACGAAGACATATGTTGACAATAACGCCGGTCTCAGCCAAAGCGAAGTTGACAGTCGAATTGATACATACATCGACGAGACTTCTATTACGGCGGAAAAGCTGCGAGGCCGCACAGTCGAACTTTTGGCAAGCAGCAATCAATCCATCGGCTCTATTGAGCTGGCCTACACGACGACCGGCTACGGTATTGCCATCAACACGACGTATGGCGGCATTCAGCTCAGCTCTGGTGGCAATATTTATCTTTCTTCCTATGACGGCGCATTTATTACGCTGAGTGATGTTGTATCTTTGGGCGGCGGTCCGCTGCTGATCGGCTCGAAGATGTACGGCTCAAGTCTTCCCAGCAATCCACAGTACGGTCAACTGTTTTTCCTCTTGCAGTGAGGTGACACATGGCACGATTTTACTGCACGCTCTCGCCGGTGGATGGAGACGGAACGAAGCTCGAAGTCTACGCCAAATTTACAGGTGGCGCAGATGATTACAGCTATAAGCGCTCTATTGATGTGCGCGTCATCGGCGTTGGAACATTTGAGTTTACGTCAGCGGAAACGGGCGGCGGCACGAGTACGTTTTCGGGCTATATCACAGGGCTTTCCCCGGGCACAGAATATGAGTGGGTCTGCAACCTCTACTACTGGAACGGCGATTGGACAGTCTCCGATTACAGCGATGAGGGCACAGCCACAACGTATAGCGACAGCTCAAGCACTGCCGTATACATTAACAATCAAGCATACACCCCATACATTTACACCAACGGTTGGGGCGCATACGACGCATATGTCTATACCGGCAGTTGGAACGTATCAGGATAGGAGTGATAATGATGGACAAAAACAAACTGCGGGAGCAGATCAACAGTGCATATGCCATGATTACCGGCATCTATGTTAAGGGCAGCGAGGCTAAGCGCATGGCAATGGCGATGCAGAACCTCGAAAATGCCTTTGCCGAGTTGGACAAGCCGGACGAGCCGCCCACTAAAGAGGGCAAGCCGAAGCTCGAGAAGGAAAGCGAGGTAACTGATGGCTGATAAAGCAATTTCCGACCTCACGCAAGCGTTACAGATTACCAACGAAGACCAGTTTGTACTTGAGCAGGGCGGCGAGGCGAAGAGGCTGAAAGGCGAAACGCTGCTGAAGTTTGTCACGCTGAGCGTCGTATCGGTCACGGTGACAACGCTGCCCGCGGGAAGCTCGGCAACGGCGACCTACGACAAGTCGACTGGTACGCTGGCGCTCGGCATTCCGCAGGGCAGCAAAGGCGACACCGGCGCGACTGGCGCGACTGGCCCCGCAAACGTGCTGACCATCGGCTCGGTCACGTCCGGCAAGGTGGCAAGTGCGACAATTACCGGAGAAGCGCCGAATCAGGTGCTTAACCTTGTGCTCGAAAAAGGCGACAAGGGTGAACAGGGTAAACAGGGTATTCAGGGTGAACAGGGTAAACAGGGTATTCAGGGTGAAATTGGTCCACAGGGCAATCCCGGCGCAGATGCTCCCACGATTACAGGCATCACCATCCGGCAGAGCGACTATCACCTTATCGTGACGCTGTCGGACGGCACGAGCTATGACGCGGGCTATTGCCGAGGCGCTTCCGGTGCTGGTACTGGTGACATGCTGGCATCTGTGTATGACCCTAACAACAAGCACCAGGACATCTTTGCGTACGTTGACAATGCTATCAAAGACGTCAAAGTGACTACTGATGCAACGCCTACGCAGGGCAGCACCAATCCTGTGCAGTCTGGCGGCGTGTACTCGGCCCTTGCCAATAAGCTGGACAAGACCGGCGACGGCAGCAACGTCACGGCGGCGTTTACGGCGGCGACCACTCGCACTAACATTGCAACGGGAGAAAAGCTCTCCGTGCTGTTCGGCAAAATCGCAAAGTGGTTCGCCGACCTCGGCAGTCTGGCGTTTAAGTCCACGGTCGCTAAGAGCGACCTTGCAAGCGACGTACAAACAAGCCTCGGCAAGGCGGACAGCGCATTGCAGAGCGCACCAAAGACTACCTCTCTCATCAAGGGCAACGGCTCAGGCGGGATTGTGGCAGCGACGCGCGGCAGCGACTACATCGCAAGCGGCAACATCGTCAAGCAGACGCTCGTGAACGTTGAGACCACGCCCACGGAGAATTACGCCATCAACTGGCTGTTCGGCTAAGGAGGGGACTTACTGATGAGCAAAATTACAATTGAAAAGAACAAGGTCATCATTGATGGGCACGCCAACGATCTGGAAACTTGTAATACCCTCACAAATCTTTGCGATGAGCTGAGCAAGAGTGACAAATTCCGCACTGTAAAGTATGAGAGCGGATATGGCGAATTCGACAGCGTTGAGGAGAATGAGGAAAGAAAATTCCCACCAACAACAGGGTATGTTTATATATATTCAAACGATGGTTCTGAAGAGTATGCCATGTATCAAGCGCCCGGTATCGTTGTGTTAACCACCGAGGGAGTTACTAGTGACGCGGGGTCCGATTACACGTATTCCGGATCTAAGACTTTTGCGGGACTATCCACAACCAAAAATGCGACTATTCCAGAATATGTGCCTGGTAATCGCATTTCTATTCCAGATAACGGCACCCTGGATCTCTACATCGTCGAAGGCAATGTTGTTGTGCCAGCCCTCACCGCGCACAAGACGCTCGTGGGCGGCACGGCCTACACCGTGAAGGGCGGCAAGTGTATGGTCAACGGCACGGTGTACAACATCCTCAAGGGCAGGACGCTTATCGGCGGGACGGGGTATGACATCACGTTTGCGCCGTCCTACGACCCTGTGTTTGCCAACAACACATGGGAGCAGATCATCGCAGCGTGCCACAATAACGAGGTGCCGGACACGTGGAAGGTGGCAGACCAGAAGCCTATGACCATCGGCGGCGTGGACTACCAGATCGACATCATCGGCAAGAACCACGACACCTACGCATCCGGCGGCAAGGCTCCGCTGACCTTCCAGCTGCATGACTGCTACGGCAAGCAGAGGATGAACAACTCCAATACCAACATCGGCGGCTGGACGAGCTGCGCCATGCGAAACACACACCTGCCTGCCATTCTGTCGCTGATGCCAACGGAGGTACAGAACGGCATCCGGGAGGTGAATAAGCTGACCTCGGCGGGCAGTCAGAGCGCCACCATCAACACCACGGCGGACAAGCTGTTTCTGCTGAGCGAGATCGAGATTTTCGGCAGCGTCAGCTATTCCAAGAGCGGCGAGGGCACGCAGTACGACTACTACAAGGCGGGCAACAGCAGGGTGAAGAAGTTCAACGGCAGCGCGATCTCCTGGTGGGAGCGCTCTCCGCATGGCAGCACATCCACGCCTTTCTGCTGTGTCTACATCAACGGCGCCGCCGCCACCTACGGCTACGCGAGCAATGCGTATGGCGTGGCCTTCGGCTTCTGCTTCTAAAGAAAGGACTGGTTATTTATGGCAACTTACATCAAAGTCAACAACACTGAATACCCCGCAGAGATCAACGGCAACCCCAAAGACCGCTCGTGGGGCGACCGTGACACCAAGACCATCACACTCACGATGACCACCACCGAGGTTGCGGCGCTGCTACCAGACAACACGCCGTGGAGCATCGTCCAGCGCGAGACGGGGGACAAGCTCGACAACGACGGCAATCCCACGGGCGAGACCAAGGAGGTCGTCAACGAGTGGGACAACAGCGCGTACAGCCTGAGCGGGGCCATCATTGACCACCGCGACGGCACGGTGAGTATCAAGATGGGCAAGCCCACGGAGACTGAGAGCGCCAAAGCGACCGTCACCGCCCTTGCGGGTGAGCCGGTCACATATGCCCGCGCGGTGAAGCTGCGCCCCATTATCGAGCAGGCGGCGGTCAGCCTGAGCGACGGCGAGGCGGCGACTGTG